TTCCTGTGGGTCGACAGAATCCATGCCGACACGTTCAGCCAGCTTCCCTGCCAGCGTTGCGAGTGCTGTACTCATCCGTTTTATACCTCTGAATCAATATCAACCTGATGGTGAGCAATGGTTTCAACCATGTACCGGATGTGTTCTGCCATGCGCTCCTGAAACTCAACATCGTCATCAAACGCACGGGTAATGGCTTTTTTGCTGGCCCCGTGGCGTTGCAAATGATCGATGCAGAGTGATTCAAACAGGTGCTGGGACAGACCCTTTTCCATGTCGTCTGCCAGTTCTGCCTCTATCTCTTCACGGGCGATCTGCTGGTAGTGACGTGCCCAGCTCTGAGCCTCAAGACGATCCTGAATGTAATAAGCGTTCATGGCTGAACTCCTGAAAATGGCTGTGAAAATATCGCCCGCGAAATGCCCGGCTGATTAGGAAAACAGGAAAGGGGATTAGTGATTGAGGCCGTTACCGCGTCCGTCGAGAAAAACTTCCACGAGCAAATCACGGGTATAAGTGCGCTCGATGCCGCGATGCAGATAAAGCCGTCCGCGTAAATTAGCTGATGCAGTCCAGGTACCATCTTTGTGTTTGACCAGCATTCCTGGCATGACCGCACCTCGATTAACGGTCTGCGTTCCGTAATGTTGATGAACCATAAAAACTCCTGCCCGTAAGCTGGGCTGCTGAACATATAGAGACTTCTGCGCGTATTCAGGCGGTGGATGGCCGCCGGTTGTCATAACTAAGCCGCCTCGTTGAAGCGACTGAGGTATGAGGTGTTGAGTTGATTTCAGCTGGTCACACCGACGTTCACGCGTCCGCTTCACCCCTCGCACTCCCCGGAGCCTGCTGAAATTCAAGCTGCGGATCTAAGCGGTCATCGCAACGGTGAATCAGGTGATTGCCGTATCGTTGTGTTGTTGCGACATGGTGATAATAGCTATTGCTATTGGCTATATCAATACTTATTGCTATTAATTGATGTGTTTTGATATTAACTGTTTGATAGCAAAAAGAATTAATTTTGTGACTTGCATCGCATAGCGATAACTGAAGCGAGGTCGTGGTGGTTTTTTGAACGGTTTATGTGATGAGGGGAGGCAAAAGAAAACCCGGCACGACGGCCGGGGAAATCATTTCGCATCTACAATAAATAACCTGTTTATCTGGCCTTTTTTAACAGTAGCCTTTGCGGTTATAGTGAATACTGCAGATGGATCACCTTTGGTTGATATATATGCACTAAGAGCTCTAATATACGGGTTATTCTTCTTTCCTGCAGCTGGATCGCTAATTTCAGCAGTGATTCTCTTTTTTGAGTCATCACCATCTAAAATTATTTTAGCTGTCATATTTTGTGCATCAAATTCTGTAAGAAAAGCACGATACTCACGAAGACCGAGAACTTCATCATCATCAAGCCTATCAATTTCAGCTTTATCTCTCTCGTTAACTTTTAGAAGGCAGCCGTCAACATTTGTTGCAACACTTATCTGATCGCAAGTATTACCAATAGGTGATACTGCCTGCCTTACAGAGGGGCGAAGCTCTACAGCCATTCGGTCAATCAAAGAGATCAACTTATCAATGGTTCCAGCATCCTTGTTTCCTAGTGCCTCTATGGCCTTTTCAAGTGACTGCTGCAAAGCTTTCATTTCATCTTTCTTGTTAGAATTTCTCGCAAAAATATATTGTAGTATTGCGCCAAGTATAGTTGCGGCGATCCCCGAGAACAACTGGTTCTGAGTGGCGAAGTTAAGAACTGCTTCAAGAGTAAAGCAGTTAGCTTTTGCTTCGCGTGCGTAAACCTTAACTTCCTGATAATTAATGTATTTACTATATTTTTGTGTAACAGAGAAAGAAGCTGCTGTTGAGAGAACTTTAGAAAAACCCTTTAGGGATTCTCCTAGGCAGTTCAAATCTATTTCATGATTTAAAGCATCTTTTCCGTCATACCTAAGAGAGATTTTTATATCCTGTAAAGCGTCACAATCCATAAATCGCTCTCGTCTAATTCTAATTAAATTTACTATCCCCTAAACGACTCATCAGCACAGTACTGATTATCCATGTTTCCTGTACGTCTGGGGCATGCTCCCAATAACCTTACCGAAGATGAACACCCGGTTCATCTCGTCTTTCTCGATCGGGTCCCACGGTGAGTAGCTCTTGTTATCAGAGATAACCAGCAGCTTATCCTTCATCATTTGCAGGCGCTTTACATGGGCGGTGTCGTCGTACAGAAACGCATAGATGCCATCACCGTCGAAAGATTTAACCGTGATATCAACGAACAGAAGATCACCAGGTTCAATCGTTCCTGACATGCTGTCACCGCGTACGTTAATGATGCGGATATTTTCTGCCTTCCTACCATCGAACATGTGACGAGCATCGTCAAACGAGTACTCAACCGAGCGTAGAACTTCTACAAACTCACGGTTGATGACTCCCGGCCCGGCACTCACTTCTATATCAAGAACGTCAATCTTGAAGTATTTGGGATGGTTGGCAGTAGGCTTCCCTAATTGTTGACCGTCATTTCTCATCGGGCCTATGCCTGATGAGAGCCACTCTGTTCGAACACCCAATGCATTAGCTATTTCAACAATTTTTGTTGAGCCGCGCGCGTTGCCGCTTGTCAGTCTCCAGATTGTGGGTTGAGCTACGCCAGACGCCTTTGCAAGAGCGCCTTGAGACATTCCAGATTGTTCCATCGCTAGGTTTAAGCGATCAGCAAGAGTTTCTTTTTTCATAAGTTTTAATTTATACGCTTGCGTATTGATGGTCAAAACACGTTTTGCTATTGCTATGATTAATACGCATTGCTATTATTTATTCATTGTAATACCAATAGGAATTAATAATGACAAATCAAACCATTCAACTCGCAATCAGTATTACAGGTAGTCAAAAACGACTGGCAGATCTATGCGGTGTAGCCCAGCCCACTGTTTGGCGTTGGCTACACGGTGGCGGAATTGATGCCCGCTATGTAATGAAAATTGTCTCAGCCACTGGTGGAAAGATTAAACCAGCAGATATTCGTCCCGACCTCGCACCATTGTTTAACGCGAGTAATTCTGCCGCCTAATCTGCGGCGTTAACTGATAAGGCAATGACTATGCAACCACTTACATACCAACAGACTAGCGGATTTAGCCCGACTGCGGTGATAAATCGTTCTCAAACAAAACAGGCGCCAGGCCACGAAAAAATCCGTGATGCCGTTCGCGCCTGGTCGGCTGCAGATAATCAGGATGTTGTTGCCGCACTCATTGTGAATGAGTATCGGGAGCAGGGCGGCGGCACCATCGATTTCCCTGATGATGTCAGCCGTGCACGCCAGAAGCTGTTCCGCTTCCTCGATAACAAATTCGATTCTGAAAAATACCGAAATAACGTGCGTGAACTGACCCCGGCAATTCTGGCGGTACTACCGCTGGAATATCGCGGCCACCTGGTTGAGCAGGATAGCTTCATGGCTCGGCTGGCTGAAATGGAAAAGGAACTCAGTGAGGCAAAACAGGCTGTCATTCTCAACGCACCACGCCACCAGAAACTGAAGGAGATGAGTGAAGGCATTGTGTCGATGTTTCGTGTGGACCCGGATCTGGCTGGTCCACTGATGGCGATGGTCACCACCATGCTGGGGGCAATATGACAGGTTCGGAAATGGCGAAAGCCGGTCTGCGCGAACAGAACCGACTTTCAGGTGCAAATCGTAACACACTCATTGCGGGAGGAATTATGGCAAACACTGCTGAGATATTCAATTTTCCAGTGCCGGATGTGGCACAAAAGGAGCCGCGCGTGGCAGATCTCGATGATGGTTATACGCGCATTGCAAATGAGTTGCTGGAAGCTGTGATGCTGGCCGGATTAACACAGCACCAGCTTCTGGTCTTCCTGGCTGTCATGCGCAAAACATATGGCTTTAATAAAAAACTGGATTGGGTGAGCAACGAGCAACTTTCCGAGTTGACCGGGATATTGCCGCACAAGTGTTCTGCTGCAAAAAGTGTTCTGATAAAGCGTGGGATTTTTATTCAGAGCGGGCGGAATATCGGCATTAATAATGTGGTCAGTGAATGGTCAACATTACCCGAATCAGGTAAGAAAAATAAAGTTTACCTGAAAGAGGTAAATTTACCTGAATCAGGTAAGAAAAGTTTACCCAAATCAGGTAAAGACGTTTACCCGAATCAGGTAAACACAAAAGACAAACTAACAAAAGACAATATAAAACCTTTTTCGTCCGAGAATTCTGGCGAATCCTCTGACCAGCCAGAAAACGATCTTCCTGTGGTGAAACCGGATGCTGCAATTCAGAGCGGCAGCAAGTGGGGGACAGCAG